AAGGACATAAACGAAGCCATCGGTAAGATGCAGCCTTACGAGCTTCAGGATGATTTGAGGCAGGAGGTTTTTCTTGTGTTGTGTGAGATGGATGAGGATAGGTTACTGAAGATGTACAAGGATGGATATCTGAAGTATTTTGTAGTTCGTACAATCGTGAATATGGCTAAGAGCGACCGCAGTAACTTTGCTCGGACATTCCGCAAAGTTTATGAAGAGGTGGGCGATTTAGGATCAGTAGAGCCTTACGATGAGTCTATAACCGAGAAGCTAAATGCTTCAATGGAAATACTACATTGGTACGAAAAGGAAATCTTCAGGCTATTCTCGGAGACAGGTAATCTCCTACAGGTTTCAAGAGATACGAAGATTCCGTATAGGTCGCTTCTAAAAACCATTAAGAAAGTAAAGACTCTACTCAAATACAAAATACGCAACTATGCACACGATTAGTATAATCCTTGCTGCGAACCTATTTACGTTCTATGCGATTACTCAGTCTCGTTTATTCGAGAAGTGGGGATGGAACTTCAAGCCGTTCACTTGCCCTTTGTGTTTAACCGCTTGGGTAGGTCTGGCTTTGTTTATATTACCTGACTTCGTTACCTACGGAACTTTGGCGATGTTTGGCTCAGGTGTATTCGCTCCGTACTTTAAGAACTTCCTTATCAACATCTACAATAAATTCCAATGACAAAGGCAGAGGTAGATTTTCTTATTCAGCATAAGTTAAACTTCGATTCAGTTAAACTCGGATTCACGAGAAACATTCCATTCGATGTACTCGGTCAGTATGAGCAACTCTATCGTAAGTATATGGATGCTCAGTTCATTCTTACGTATTGGTGCGGTGCTTGTGTGTTTGATATGCTTGAAAGATTGATTAGATACTGCGAAAGTCAAGATGAGTATATTAAAGCAATTAATCCTGTAACGGAAGTTAAAAAGAGAGGGAGACCTAAGAAATGAGAATACTCGTAATAACTCAGCAGAACTCAGGAGTAGGATACCATCGCTTAATGCTTCCTGTTCACTTTCTCCCGAAGGCTTATGCTTTAATTACTGATGTACTCGAAGAAGAAACTATTAAGCAGGGGTGGGATATTGTTTACATTAATCGATTCATACCTGCTATTCATATCTCAGTCTTAGAAGATTTCAAAGAGCGGTACGGATTTAAGTTAGTGATTGATATCGATGACTATTGGCACTTAGACCAATGGCACATTCTTAAAGATGTTTATCCTACTCAGGCGGTAATCGACCATATCAAAATAGCTGACCTGGTTACTACTACAACCGAGAGATTATGGAATGAGATAAGACTAATCAACTCTAACGTAGCAATAGTTCCAAATGCTTTGCCATACGGTGAAGACCAATTCACCGATGTTGTAACAAATAGCGACAAAGTTCGTTTCATCTACGCAGGTTCAATTACGCACGAGAAAGACCTTCAGCTATTACAGAACCCACTAAAGAAAGTAGCATCGGACTCCGTACTGAAATCTAAGGTTCACTTCCGTTTGTGTGGATTTGATAACCCGAACAGATACTCGGAGGTAGTATGGCATAAGATGATTCATTACTTTACCTGTGGGTTGAAGCTCGGAGATATCGAAAGAAACAAGAAGGTAACCGAGTATATGAACTTCTACAATAATGCAGATGCTACGATAGTTCCTTTGGTTCCTTCTAAGTTTAACTCAATGAAGAGTAATCTAAAAATCTTAGAGGCAGCGTGTAAGAAGATTCCTGTTATCATTTCTAACGTACCTCCATACGATGATGCACCTCACGTTATCAAGATAGACAAACAGACCGAGTGGTATCCTGCTATTAAAAAAATAGCCGAAGATGCTATTTATAGGAAAGAACTCGGAGAAGCAAACTACGAATGGTGTAATGAGCATTTCAATTTGCACAAAGTAAACATCGTTAGAAAACAATTATTCGAATCTATATGCCAGTAACTCAATGTAAGAACGGAAAGTGGAAAATCGGTACAGGAGAATGTCAGTACGATACAAAAGAGAAGGCTATGGAAGTATGGAAAGCAATTTTAGCATCAGGACAATATGGCAAAGTTAACAACAAACAAAGTAACCTTCGGGAAACGGAAGGGGGGCAAAGCTCAGAAGAGCCGAAACAAAAACAATCGTAAAGAAAAAAACTACAGAGGGCAAGGAAGATGATACACGAATCTGCTTACATACATCCGACTGCGGTAATCTACGATGGAGTAGTAATCGAAGAGAATGTCTATGTCGGACCTCTTTGCATTATCGGTGGTCCTGCTGAGTGGAAGGGTAAAGAGGATAACGTAGGTAAGGTAGTTATCAAGAAAGGATCAAGGCTCACAGGATTAGTAACTGTTGACTCAGGAACGCATCAAAATACAACCATTGGAGAAAATTGTTACTTAATGAAACACTCTCACGTAGGACACGATGCGATAATTCAGGATGGAGTTACGATAAGCTGCGGAGCAAAAATCGGAGGGCATTGCATTATTCATCAGAATACTAACATAGGACTGAATGCAGTTATCCATCAGAAGGTAGTAGTACCTGAAGGATGTATGATAGGTGCTTCCGCTTTCGTAGGTAAGAAATCAGAGTTAAATCCTTTTCATAAATACGCAGGAGTACCTGTAAAAGATTTAGGATGGAATCGATGAACATAAATGTCATACTCTTAGACTACGATAGGCACGACTATACTCAGAGGGTAAAGGATGTGAACTTCAATAACGCAGGGTATCCTTTCGACTTTACGATAGTCGATATGAAAGGAATCTCACGAGCTTTGAATCACGGAATCTTCCAATCGAGGACATACGATGCGGTAGTTACGATGGCTAACGATATTCTTATGCCTAATAGTTGGCTCGAGAGAATGGTACAAGCGATGATAACCATTCCTAACTCTGGTATGATAGGGATACACACAGTCGAAAGTATCTCAGAGCCTACCACTATCAATGGACTCCAAGTACACATACAAGAAGCAGCCTTCGGGAATGTTCTTATACCGATGAAAGCCATCGACAAAATCGGCTACTTCAACGAGGCTTATGATCCATACGGAATGCAGGATAGAGATTACTCATATAGGTTACAAATGACAGGACACCTGAATTACTATCTAAGCGGACTCCGAGCAGAACATATCGGACACGATGTAGGACAGGATACTCCTTATCGAAAGATGAAGGATGAAGGACTAAGCAAGTGCGATTATTTGTGGGCAAGAGAGACAGGAAAATACCAAGAAGAAAACAACTACACTATCTATCAAACCGAATGGCTATGATAAAGCTACCTATCAATCAAGTAAAAGCGAATCCGAACAATCCGAGGATCATTAAGGATGATAAGTTTAAGAAGCTCGTACAAAGCATTAAGGAGTTTCCTGAGATGCTTGAATTAAGACCTATCGTAGTCAATGAAGATATGGTTGTCCTCGGAGGGAATAAGCGACTCAAAGCCTGTAAGGAAGCAGGACTCGATAAAGTACCTGTTATCAAAGCAAGTAACCTAACTGAAGAACAACAAAAGGAGTTTATCATTAAGGATAACGTAGGCTTCGGAGAATGGGATTGGAATGACCTTGCGAATAACTGGGAGACAGAAAAGCTACAAGAGTGGGGATTGGATATACCTGGATTCGATAATGAGGAAGTATTAGAAGCAGAGGAAGATGATTTCGCAGCACCTGAAGGTGGAATCGAAACGGATATCGTATTAGGAGATTTGTTTGAGATAGGTGAGCATCGCTTGCTTTGTGGTGATTCAACGGATAGCGACCAAGTGGCAAAGCTGATGAATGGAGAGAAGGCGGATATGGTATTTACTGACCCTCCTTATGGAATAGATATTGTTGGAAATAATGGAAAAGTAGGAGGAGATAATAAAGCTAAAAATGGAGTTTATAGCAAGGTGATTGCTGATGACACAACAGATACTGCAAAAGAATTTTATCAAACTTGTATAAGTTTAGGATTTGAAAACTTTATTATTTGGGGAGGAAACTATTTTACTGATTTCCTTCCATTCAGTTCGAGTTGGATAATATGGGATAAGAGAGGAGATATGAACAGCAACAATTTCGCAGATGGCGAAATGGCTTGGTGTAGTTTTGAAACAAGAGTAAGAATCTATAAACAGATTTGGAATGGAATGATAAGAGAGGGAGAAAAAGATAAAAGAGTTCATCCTACTCAAAAGCCAATAAAAGTATTATCTGACATTATCAATGACCAAATAAAAGGTAGTTTAATATTCGATGGATTTCTCGGTTCAGGCTCTACAATGGTAGCCGCACATCAACTTAAGCGCAAGTGCTACGGAATGGAACTTGACCCTAAATACTGCCAAGTGATTGTGGACAGAATGAAGAAACTTGATCCAACTTTGGTAATCAAACGGAATGGGTTACCTATTTAATAAATTAGAAGGAATAAAGAGAAATGGCAAACGAACATAATTTAATACCTGCTAAGAAGGGAGAGGTAAGGAATCCAAACGGGAGACCTAAGAAATACGTTACTCTACTTAGGGAGCAGGGTTACAAGCTATCCGAAATCAATGATACTATTCAGACTATGCTTCAGATGGACTTGGATGAACTGAAAGAGGTTTGGGATAATCCGAAGGCTACGATATTAGAAAAAACCATAGCCAACGCTATGAAGAAAAGCCTGGAGAAAGGTAGCCTATATTCGGTTGAAACGCTACTGACTCGTGTATATGGAAAGCCAAAAGAAACGCAGCAGGTAAGTACGGATTCACGGATCGAGGTAGTATTCGTGAAGGGTAAAACAATTCTATGAGGCTTGAGCTTCCTGAACCGCATATCAATCAGCAAAGAATCCTTGACAGCGAAGCAAGGTTCAGGGTGGTTATGTGCGGTAGAAGATTCGGGAAGTCTGAACTTAGCCAGATAGAAATAATCTCAAACGCTTTACTCGGTAAGTCAGTCGCTTATATCACGCCAACGTATCAGCTAGCTCGTGTGTTCTTCGAGAGACTGATTCAAGCAGTACCATTTGAATCCAATAAATCAGAACTCACTATCAAGTTCCCGAACGGAGGCTCGGTGGATTTCTTTACAGGAGAGCGATTAGATAACCTGCGTGGTAGAAAGTTTCACCTCGTAGTGGTAGATGAGGCTTCGTTTATTCCTAACCTAGAAGATGGATGGCTTAACTCTATTCGACCTACTCTAACGGACTACAAAGGGCGAGCGATATTCCTATCCACTCCTAAGGGTAAGAACTTCTTTTACTCTTTGTTCTTAAAGGGTGGCGAACCTGATTGGGAGGCTTTCCGATTTACCACTTACGATAATCCTTACATAGATAAGGGAGAGATAGATGATGCACGTACACAACTACCTGAGGTGGTCTTTGAGCAGGAGTATATGGCGAACCCTGCTGAGAACTCATCTAATCCATTTGGCTCTTCATACATCAAGCAATGTACATTCCCGATATCTCCAGAACAACCGATAGTGTACGGAGTGGACTTAGCTAAGGCGGTGGATTGGACTGTGATTATCGGACTCGACCGAAATGGCTCGGTCTGTCATTTCGATAGATTCCAGAAGGATTGGAGACAAACTAAGCAAACTATTCTGAGCCTAAATAAAGCTCCTATTTTGATAGATAGCACAGGGGTAGGTGATCCTATCTTCGAGGATTTACAACGCGAAGGATTGGCTATAAATGGCTTTAAATTCAGTTCTACGAGTAAGCAGCAGCTAATGGAGGGATTAAGTTCAGCGATTCAGCAGAGGAAGATAACTTACCCTGAAGGAAATATCGTAAACGAGTTAGAGGTATTCGAGTATCAGTACACCGCAACAGGAGTAAGGTACTCAGCACCTCCTGGCTTTCACGATGACTGCGTTATGAGTCTCGCTCTTGCTTGGCATCACTATACTCGTAACTCAGGTCAGGGGAGGTATTCGTTTGCATAGTGTAACACCTGTAACACTTGTAACACCCTGTTACACTTGTTACACCTGTTACAGATTGCTGATTGCAAACAAAGAACGTAATCCGATAATGTTACTTATTCGGCTCAAAAGTAAACATATTTGCTTACTATGTTACTCATAGGACATAACTCTCAAAATATCTATTTATGAATATGACTTGGAAGAATGTAAACGTATTTCAATGGCAGCAAATCGTGGACTTGTTCACGAAGTCTAAAGACCTAACTGAGTTAGACTTAGCGGTTAAGTGCGTGGCTATACTTAAGGGGATGACTGAGTATCAGATAGATTCTATGCCTCTCGGTGAGTTAAACCCACTTCTTAAGTCTATCGATTTCATTCACGAAGAGATAAAGCCAGAGCCTCAGAAGTTTATTAAGGTCGGAAAGAAGAGGTACAAGTGTATCTATGATGTGCGTAAGATACCTGCTGCTCGGTATATCGAGAGCAAATATTTTGCTAAAGATGTGAACGCTAACCTCCATAGAATCGGTGCTTGTATGGTTATGCCTATGAAGAAAACCCTTTTCGGATGGAAGGTAGATAAGTACGATGCGAGTAAGCACGAAGAGTACGCTCAGGATTTGTTGGAAGCTCCGATAACTGCGGTACTCGGAAGTGTGGTTTTTTTTTGTCTCGTTTACAGGAATTGGATAAAGGCTTCGAAGGATTATTTGGTAACAGAGATGATGGAGAAGAGCTTGACGAAGTACCAAGCAGAAGTTCTGTATCAAACTTTATGCGAGACTTTGGATGGATTTATCAAGCCTCATTGGTGGCTGAGTTCGAGAGAATCACGATGGAAGAGGTTTACGATATTCCTACAATCCAATTCCTTAACGACCTTTCTTACCTCAAAGCGAAAAACGAGTACGAAGCAGAGCAGTTAAAGAAAGCCAATGGCAAAGTCCGTTAAACAATTACAGGATGAGGTACTGAGTTACTTGGACTCACAGGGTCAGAGTAAAGCTGCGTTCGAGGATGTAAATAAGTTACAAGGTGTTGAGAAGTTGCTCGTATTAAGTGCAGCTAATTTCATTTTGAAGGTACAAGAGAATCTGAATCAATCGGGTCGAGTAGATACAGGTGCTTTGGCAAGCGACATAGAAAGCGGAGAGGTAGTAACAGGTGGAGGGTCGGTAAGTATAACTGTCGGTTATCCTGCAGGCTCTAAAGCAGCTAAATACTATGACTTCGTTAATAAGGGAGTAAAAGGTACTCGCTCAGGTAGTCCAGCGGATAGTCCGTATTCGTTTAAGAATGAGCGTGTAGGCGGTTTACGGAACGCTATCGAAGGATGGCTGAAAAGAAATAACATAGCATCGAGGAACGAGGACCAAAAAAAGAATCTATCTCCAGTACAACGGAAGCGGAAACGTCTATCTAAGATGGTAAGTGAAAGCAGTAGAATTAAATCTCTTGCGTATGCGGTCTCTGTTTCTATCAAGCGGAAGGGTCTTAAAAAGACAGGCTTCTTTGATAAAGCAGGTCAGTTCGCTTTCGGAAAAGAGTTTAATGATGCAGTAGCTAAAATAATAGGAAGAGAAGTAGTAATAAACATAAGAAATGGCAATAACATTAGATAACGCTCCTAACAATTACCAATCCTTTCACGAGGATATGTGGTATGTAGCGAGTTCAACGAACACAGGACAGAGTAACTTTAAGTACGTCTTTGATGTGTATATTAATTCAGTATTGGTAGCGAGAATAAAATCATTCCCTCAGCCTACTACCAACAAAGGATTATTCAACGTAGCACCGATAATCCGTAACTATTGGGCGAGTTACTTTCAGCCTGCAACTTCTCAGACTGCGTTTAATTACTTAGGATCAGGAAATCGAGTTAACTATACTATTCAATTCGGAGAAGAGTACGGAGGTACTTTGTACACTAACTTAGGAGAGGATGAGCGAGATGCGTTTAACTACTATCCGAATATCACAACAGGTAAAGCTGCTTTCGATGGTACTTGGTATCAAGGTCAGTATTTAGGATATCTATTAACCAAGCGAGATAAAACACAACTGCAAACGAATCAGACAGGGAATAGGTTATTTATTACTCTACAGAATACAGACATTAATACTCCTGTAGATTGGCAAATAGAAGTAACGAGAAGCAACGGAGGTACTACATCTATTGGAGGTATTATTTCTGTTAGTGATATATCTGTTTTGGATATTTCACCTACTGCACTTAATACCTACTTAGGCTCTTCGTTTATCACATCAGCTACAGAATCATACATAGTAAGAACATTCAACGATACTATAGGAGATTATACGGATGAGGTAACAGTTACAAAGATTTGTCAGCCTCGACATACACATATTCCTCTGCACTTCCTTAACTCAGTAGGTGGATACGATACTATGATATTCACTCTGGTTAATCGTGAGAGCAGAAACATAGAGCGTAAATCCTTCGAGCAAGCAGAGTGGCAGTATCGCTCTTCTGATATGTTCAGATGGAATCAGTACAACGTATTTAACGGAGGCTCGGTGCAGTTTAATACTCAGCAGACTATCACCTATAAGCTAACGAGCGACTGGCTTAGTCTTACCGATTACACTTGGATTAAAGACCTTATAGCATCTCCTGAAGTGTATATGGAGAATGGAGGTACGTTTATTCCTGTTAAGATTAGTACAAGCCAATGGACTCAGAAAAACCGCTACGTTGATAAGGTATATAACCTTGAGTTGGACATTGAATTTGGTAGTAAAGAATTTAGCCAATACCGATGAGAACTGAAATCTACATAGAGAATCAAAGCCTCGATCTTTACAAGGATATCTCCGCAGAGTTTACCTATAACATCGATGATGTTAAGGACTTCTCTTCTCGCAATACTAACTTTTCGAAAACAATTGTAATCCCAGGTAATGCAACTAATAACAAACTATTCGGGCATATCTTCGAGTTCGGTAATAGTAACTTCTACAATCCCTCAGCCGATAACGTGGGTTACAACTTCAACGCATCCAAGTCTGCTGCTTGTGTTGTCTATGTAGATAAGATACAAATCTTCAAAGGGATTATCCGACTGCTTGAGATAATCATCGATAACGGAAGCATAGAGTACGAGTGTGCAGTATTCGGTGAGCTTGGTGGATTCGTTTCTGCTATCGCAAATGGTAAAATAGAGGATTTAGATTTCTCTGCGTATAATCACGTTTGGAATGTAACCAATATAACTAACTCTTGGAATCAAGTAGATGGTAGCGGTTACTTCTATCCGCTTATTGACTATGGTCAGGTTTCAGTAAGTAAAAAGGATTGGCAGTATAAGGCTTTTAGACCTGCTTTGTTCGTTCGTGAGTACATCGATAAGATTATCACAGGAGCAGGTTATACGTGGGAGAGTTCGTTCTTTAATACTAACTTATTCAAGAGGTTAGTAATCCCTAACAATCAGAAGGACTTGAGTGCGTATTCTACTACTGCTTTCAAATCTGATGTTTTACCTAAGTTCGATACTACCGATTATTACGCTGCTGCTGGCTCTAATATCAAGTTAGAGTATCCATCTCCTTCAATAGCAGGTAGCTTTACTGCATCTCTTAGCAATACTCGATTCACTTATACAGGTGCTTCGACTATTTCGATTACTGTAACTGCTACTCTTAATGGTTCATACGAGGATAGTGCAGAAACAATGTATTTCGTAGTTAGAAAAAATGGAACTACTGATATAGCTACTTCCCCATCTGTTGAAAATCTATACGATAGTTTTGATTTTACTTTTAGCGGTACAGGTACATTCGCTACCAATGATTACTTCGAGGTTATAGCCATTCGCCAGAATAACGCTTTAGATTATCGCATCTTCATAAATAGCGGTAACATCGAGTTAAATACTGATGTAACGCAAGCGGTTGTCTTAAATAGAAATGAGTTAATTCAAATAAATAAAACAATTCCGAGAGGTGTATTCCAAAAAGACTTCTTCTCTTCAATTGTGAAGATGTTTAACCTGTATGTAACAGAAAGCACAGATAAGACAAAGCATCTTATTATTTCTCCTTACATCGACTATTACGATTTCAATGATACAATAGATTGGAGTCTAAAGATTGATAGGTCTAAGCCGTTTAGACTAAAGCCAATGAGCGAACTTAACGGAAGGTTCTTTGAGTACAAATACAAGCAGGATGCTGATTTCTATAACGAGAATTACTTTAAGAAATACAACGAAGGATATGGAGATTTCATAGAGGATACAGGTTACGAGTTCGCTAATGAAAGACAAACCGCAGAGATAATCTTCGCAGCTACTCCTTTAATTATTCACGCAGGAGATGATAAAGTCCATTCAATTATTCTAAAGCGAAGCAATACTCAAAGCAATAGCCCATCAGAGGATAAGATGGATAGCGTTATCCGTATCCTTCAGGTTAAAAAGATAACAGGAGTTGCTTCATACAAGATCGAGGATGGCACAAGTAACCTACTAAACACTACTACCTACGGATATGGTGGACACTTAAACGACCCTTACACTCCTACTGCGGATATTAACTTCGGTGCTCCTAAAGAGATTTATTTTACTCTCAGTAATCCTTATCCTTCCGCTAATCTATTTAACGGATATTGGGGAGATTACGTTGCTGAGATTTCCGATAAAGATTCTAAGCTACTTACCTGTAACGTGCGTTTAACGGATGTCGATATCTATAACCTCGACTTCTCTCGACCTATCTGGATTGATGGTACACTATGGAGATTGAATAAGGTTATGGACTACAATCCAATGGTAGAGGATACAACGAAGTGTGAATTTATTAAAGTGATAGAAAAAACATACGCATAATGGCACAGGAAACAGTAGGTATAAAAATAGAAGTACAAGGCGGGGAAACTATTGGCAACCTTAAAAAAGATTTGAAGGAAGCCAATCTTGCATTAATACAAGCTCAAAAGAATTTCGGAGAATACTCTAAAGAGGCTATCGCTGCTGCTCAGAAAGTAGCAGGGCTAAAAGATTCAATCCAAGAAGCTAAGGAGACTGCTGATCTATTCGACCCAGGTAAAAAATTCCAAGCCTTTACGGGGGTTCTTAGTTCTGTTGCAGGTGGGATAAGTGCGGTTCAGGGTGCTTTCGGTTTATTAGGTGCAGAGGGTAAGCAAGTAGAACAGGCTTTATTGAAAGTTCAGTCTGCTCTCGCTTTGTCTCAGGGGTTGAGTACGATTAGGGATTCGGCTAAAGACTTTCAGAGATTAAATGCTATTATTCAGTCTACTGCTATTTTTCAGAAGGCGAATAACGCTGCGACTGCGATAGCTATTACTTTACAAAAGGCTTTCGGGGTAGCGACTGTTGGAACAGGTCGAGCGTTTACAATTCTGAAGGGTGCTATCGCTGCGACAGGTATCGGACTTCTGGTAGTAGGTTTAACTACTCTTATTGGCAAGATATCTGAATGGACTTCAACAAGTGAGAAAGCAGCAGAGGCTCAGAAGAAACTCGCAGAGCAGAATGAAGTAGTTAACGCAAGCCTTCAGAATCAGATAGATGTTTTAACTGCGGTAGGTAACAAAGAGAAGGAAATCTTAGCACTTAAAAAGCAGCAGATAGATAATGAATTAAATGTTCTTCGTACATCTGCAAAGGCAAAGGGTGAACTTACTCTTGATGAGCTGAAAAAGTTTCGTGACCTAAAAACTCAGAAGGAAGTTTTAGACATCGAAGAGCAGAATAGATTAAATAAGATAGATAAAGAAGCTAAGGATAAACAAGATGCTAAGAATAAAGAGGCAGCAGAAAAGAATAAAGCAGCAGCTCAGGAGCGTGTAGCTGCTAATAAGCAAGCTGAAGAAGATATTAGGAAAGCACGTCAGGAAGCTGAGTTAAATGCTATTACAGATGAGAATCAAAAGAAGATTCGACAAGCTGAGATAAACTTCGAGAATAGGAAGTTAGAAATAGAAGAACTGAAGGCGAGTGAAAAGCTAAAGACTCAGCTATTAGTAGAAGAACAAAAGCTAAGAGACCAAGCCATAGCAGAGGCGAAAGCAGCAGCAGTTCAGGCTGAGTTCGATGCTATTTTTGCGAGATTAGAAAGAGAACAGGAGTTAGAAGAAATAGAAAAGAAAAGAATAGCAGATGCTAATCAAAAAGAGTTCGATGATTTATTTGCTCAGTTAGATGCAGAAACTAAAGCGGAAGCAGCAGCAGCCGAAGCTCAGAAGGAGATAGAAAAGCAAAAAGCAGACTTTAGAAAGCAGCAATTTTCAGAGGTTGGAGATGCTTTAGGTAAACTCGGTGAGATAGTTGGTCAGCAAACCGCAGCAGGTAAGGCTCTCGGTATCGCTCAGGCTTTGATTAATACTTATTCAGGTGCTACCGAAGCACTCAGACAAAAGTCCGTTCTCCCTTCTCCGTTTGACTTCGTAGCTAAAGCTATTAACGTAGCAGCTATTATTGCTTCAGGTATTAAATCAGTAAAGGCTATTGCTGCGGTAAAAGTTCCTGGAGGCGGTGGTGGTACTCCTGCCATCCCTTCGGCTTCAGTTGGTGGCGGTGCTGCTCCGATTTCTCCTCAAGCTCCGATTCAGAATACAGTAACCCAATTAGATCAGAGGTCTATTAATCAATTAGGTTCTGCTACAAATCGCTCTTATGTATTGGAATCAGATGTAAGTAACTCTCAGGAACGAATCACTCGTATTAACAGAGCAGCAAGATTAAACTAAAATCTATTTAAGAATATGGAAAAGGAATTACCAATTTACAGACTCGATATAAACGAAGATGAAGAATCCAACGTAGAGGTAGACTTCGTGGCTCTCGTGGATAGACCTGCGATAGAGCGGTCATTCTTGGCTTTCGCTGACTCTTATAGCGATTATCCTGAGTCGGTTAAGAATAATGCAAAGAACGCTCTTAAATGGGCAGAAGAAAACGGATGGGGTTCGTGTGGTACTCCTGTGGGTAAACTCCGAGCCAATCAATTAGCGAACGGAGAGCCTATCTCATTAGAGACTATTAAGCGGATGTATTCTTTCCTAAGTAGGCACGAAGCTAACGCAGATAAGTCTAAAGGTTACGGAGATGGATGCGGTCAGTTGATGTACGATGCGTGGGGTGGTAAATCTGCTTTAAGTTGGGCAGAGTCTAAGATTCGCCAATCCGAGAAAATGAGTTTCGAGATTCAGGATGAAGAAGAAAGAATTATCTCTGGACCACTTATGTTAGCGGATACTCCTATCTATCGCTACGATTCAAGCGGCGAATACTACGTCGTATTCACCGCAGACACTATCAAGAAAATAGCTCAGAAATACTTTAAGAAGGGATATCAGTCGAATGTAAATCTGATGCACGATAACGGAATGACAGTCGATGGGGTAACTATGTTCGAGAGTTGGATAGTAGATGAGAAGCGTGGGATCAAAGCGATGAAGGGATTTGAAGATGTAAAGGATGGCTCTTGGTTCGGTTCGTTCAAAGTCGAGAATGAGGATGTCTGGGAACTCGTTAAAGAAGGTAAACTAAAAGGATTCTCAGTTGAGGGAGTCTTTAACTATTCGAAGAGCGGAATAAATAATCCACAGAAAATGATGCAGGATATTATTGACATCTTACATCAAGTATCTTAGTAGTCTCATAGCGTTTAGTTTTTGGTTAAAATCGGGGGGCGTTTCTACGCTCCCCTTTTCTATGTGGTAACATTCAGCACCTTATCCTATTTATGGTTAAATTATTTTATGACCCCTTTAGAAGCACTCTTGCAAATCAAGCAGATGTTCGCTGAGATGCCTCCTGCTCCTGTGGAAGCACAAGAGATTGAGGTATCAATCGAGCCTGCTGCTCCTGAGTACAAAGAATATGTACTTAAGAACGGAGCGAAGGTCAAGATGGATAAGCTCGAAGTCGGTGGTAAGGTTATGCTCGTAGATGATGCAGGTCAAGAAAGTCCTGCTCCTGCTGGCGAACACGAACTCGCTGATGGAATGGTTATCGTACTTGATGAGAATTCTGTGATTACTGAAATCAAACAACCTGAAGCTGCTCCTGTTGAAGAAGTAGTAGATGAAGAGTTGAGTAAGAAAATCGCAGAGATGGAAGCTCAAATCGAGGATATGAAGAAGGGCAAAAAAGCACAAGAAGTTAAGATGGCAGAAGCAGAAGCAAAGTTTTCGGCTGCTATCAAAGAACTTACTGATGTTGTTTTGCAACTGATTCAGACTCCTTCTGCCGATGCTACCGAGAAACCTAAGCAAACATTCAACAAAGTAGTACCGAGCAAAGACTCTCGGATTGATTATTTTTTGAGTAAATACGCAGGAAAATAAAAATTAAAATCTAAAATTTACAACAATGGCTTTTGATGTATCAGCACTCGCAAATTATACCAAAGAGAATGAGGCACTCTTGGTAACCAGTTCTGTACTGGGTGCAAAAACCGCCAATCTTATTAAGGCTCAAGGTAACGTAATGGTAGGAGTTAAATCCTCTGAGAAAATCAACATTATGGATACCGACGCTATCTTTCAAGCAGGTGGTACTTGCGGATTCAACGCAAGCGGTACTACTACTTTCACACAACGTACTGTGACTGTTGGTAAGATCAAAGTAAACGAGTCTCTGTGTCCTAAATCTCTTGAGAGCAAGTATCTGCAAAAGGCTCTTCCTGAAGGAAGCCGTTACGATTCTATCGCTTTCGCTGCTGAATATACAGACAAGAAAGCTGCTCGTATCGCTGCTCAACTTGAGACTGCTATCTGGCAAGGTGATACCGCTTCAGTTAACGTAAACCTGAACAAGTTCGATGGTTTTGTTAAGCTGATTGGTACTTCTGCCGTTGAAGCTAACAACACTACATACTACGGAACTCCTGCTACTTCTATCACTTCTGCTAACGTGGTAGCTATCGTAGATGCTCTGTACAAGGCTATCCCTGCTCAGGTTGTAGCTAAAGATGATATGACAATCTTTATGTCTCAGGATGTATTCCGCACTTATACCATCGCTCTGAAGAACGCTAATATGTTCAACTATAGCTTCGATGGTAAAGCTGATAGCGAGTTCATCCTGCCAGGTACTTCTATCAAAGTAGTAGCTACTCCAGGTCTGAATAGCGTAAGCAAACTCTACGCTATGCGTTTAAGCAATGCTTTCCTCGGAACTGACCTTTTGGGAGAAGAAGAGAGATTTTCTCTCTTTAATGCAATCGAAGCAGATGAAGTGCGTTTTGTAGCTGAGTTCAAACTCGGTGTAAACGTAGCCTTCCTCGATGAGGTTGCTTCTTTCATCATCTAATAAATCGGGGAGGGTAAAACCTCCCCACTTTTTAACTTAATAAATTCAATAATATGCCTTGTGCTTTAACTCAGGGATACACCTTAGATTGTAAGGATAGTTTGGGCGGTATCAAAGCGGTTTGGATGATTGAGTCAGGTAACGTGACTGCAATTACCGAAGCTTCTGGTATCGTTTCTGCTATCACAAAATCAGCAGGTAAGGTATTCCGTAAATATGAGTTAGTTAAGAACACAGGTGCTTTGACTGAGACTATTACTGCTTCCGTAGAAAACGGAACAGTATTCTACGCTCAGGAACTCAGCATCGTTCTTAATAAACTCCAAGCGAATACTCGTAATGAGATTCTGCTTCTCGCTCAGAACACTTTGTTGGTTGTTGTTCAAGATGCTAACGACAAGTATTGGCTCTTGGGTCGCACACAGGGTTGTGATGTAACAGGCGGTACTGCTGCAACAGGTACTGCTCAGGGAGATCGTAGTGGTTACACTTTGACTATCACAGGTGCTGAGAAACAACTCGCTCCTGAGGTTGCAAGTGGTATCATTGCAGGTCTTACTACTTAATGCTTTCGTGGCTCGTTATAGGTAGGTAGATAAGCCCTCACTTCGGTGGGGGTTTTTCTTTTTGGGAAAAAAACAGAATTTATCTATTTAGTAGTATGATTCACTTTACTAAGAACTCTACTTCTACGATTATACTGACTCTGACCGAGAAGCAGACTCTTACTACTCCGAACTATTTGTTTTGGTTTAAGAGTCGTGGGACTAATCAGATAGTCTCTTTTGTAGTGTTAAACGCAGGGGATTTGAGTCCGCATAAGGAAAGATATAACGAGTTCGATATAGTTGTGAATACTCATTTCGAGGATTCTCCAGAAGGGGATTGGGAGTATAAGATTTACGAGCAGACATCTACTACTAATACTGATCCTGATTTAGCGACAGGACTTGTAGAGGATGGAATTATGCGTCTGAATAACTTGAGTAATCTTCTGAATGTAAATGTTTACAATAACGTGTACTTAAATAACTAAGATGAATCCTGAAAGTGCTTTGATAATTAGCGATGAGAATTTCGATGGGTTCATTAAGCATAACCCTGATAACGGCTTTGTAGTTCGTGCTACTCAGCCTTCTGGGTTTACTATCTTGAATACGAATAGCTCTTTCAATGTTTATAGCGATGTAGATAATTCCTTTACATCTTACAATACAGATAATACTTATACAACTTTATGATGGACAACATTGTTATATTAAGTTTCGCTGAGGCGAAGCAGCCTGAGTACCGAGAGAAAAAGGGGGTGGGGTATATTGAGTTCGGTGATAAGAACGATTATCCTACTTATCTCTTGGGTCTTTACAATAAGAGTGCGAAGCATAATGCTATCGTGCGAGGTAAAGTTAACTACATCATCGGGAATGGTTGGCAAGGTGATGAGGTAGATGCTCAGGCAGAATTATTCATCAAAGCTCCGAATCCTTACGAGAGCCTTATCGATATTACTCGCAAAGTATCAAGCGATCTTGAGATTTTCGGAGGTGCTTACTTGGAAGTTATTTGGAGTAAGGTCGGTGGGTTATTGGCTGAGATTTGCCACATCGACTACACTAAGATTCGTTCTAATAAAGATAATACGCAGTTCTGGTATAAACAGGATTGGTCAGATAGAAAAGAAGAGGCGAAGGTTATTCCTGCTTACAATACTCAGAACCGAGTAGGTAAGCAGATTATGTACATTAAAGAGTACCGCCCAGGTTTGGATACCTACGCACTCCCTGGCTATATGGGTTCTCTGAATTACATCGAGAGTGATGTTGAGGTATCTAAGCACGTTTTAGGTAACGCACAAACAGGGTTTTCTGCAAGTAAACTTATCACCCTTCCTAACGGAGAGCCTTCTCCTGATGAGAAGCGGAATATCGAGCGTAGGTTTACGGATCGCTTCAGCGGTTCTGATGGTAAGAAATTTATTCTTTCTTTTGTACAGGATTCAGCACGTAAGCCGATAGTTGAAGATTTAGGTGCGAGTGATTTGACTAAAGAAGATTTCGGTCGTGTCGATGAGATGATTCAACAGAACATTTTTGCAGGGCATCAGATTACTGCTCCTGATTTGTTCGGTATCTCTACTCCTGGTCAGTTAGGTTCACGCTCTCAGATTCGTGATGCCTACGAGATTTTTAAGAATACTTACGTTAACGATAAGCAGCAATTCTTAGAGGCTATCTTTAACAACTTAGCCAAGCAGAGAGGGGTTACTTCAGAGCTTACCATTAAGCCTGTTGAACCTATTAGCTACGAGTTCAGCGAAAGCATTATCGCTGCTAATATGACTCAGGATGAGATTCGTGAGAAACTTGGACTACCTCCTTTGAATCAGCCTACTGCGGTTACTCCTGATCCTTCTCAGGCGATGATTAACGAGCATCTGAAGGGAATGAAGGGCAGAGAGTGGCAGAACTTCCAAAGGATTATTCGTGAGTATAACAAAGGAAAGATAACTCGTGAGCAAGCCTCTCAAATGTTGAAGAGTGCTTACGGACTCGGAGAAGAAGAGTTAGCTACTTGGTTAGGTGCGGATGA